CTGACGCTAATACATCAAAGTGATCTTCAGGAACATTATCCTGTGCAGGGTCAATGGCAGGATCGGGTAGGTTGGCTGTGCAAAGAGCTAAGAAGCCCGATGGAACGGTGTACTTAAACGATCCAATCCCATTGCCATCAGTGTTGCCGACTGCTGTTAAGTTACCTGCAAAGGTGTCGTCCTGACCAAAGTTCATAATGACATCTGAGTACCCACTAGAATCACCAATAGTTGATGTAGCAGGATGATATCCGTACTCAGGATCAGATGTTGTTTCTAGGTTTCCTGTTCCTGCCGCAGGATCGGCTGAGTTCAACCAAGTGCCATTCTTACCAAAATATAACTTTCCTGTGTCGGCATCATACGCAACTTGGACAGTATCCCCTTGAGCAAAGGAAGTACCTGCCGCATTTTGCGCCCCTGCTCCATCACTAACGTATGAAGTTCCTATGCCATTGATTGCATAAAAGTTTGTCTTTGTGTAGTTCCAAGTACCAGATGTCGCAGATTCAGTGTCCTTAACAACTCCAATGTTGAAGCCGTTTTCTTGGACAATAAGATGCGCTTCCCAATACCATTTGCCGGATTTCATCCCTATCGTTCCGCCTGAGGCAGATAGATTGGCACTGCTAGTATCGGAAATCTTCAGGTTGCCTTCAGACAAAAATCCAGAGTTATTGACAAACTCCACAGAGTTAAGGGTACAGAAGTTATTCGTAGGCGAGTCAGGGACGACATCACTTGCAACTAGGTTGTTGACTGTCCAGTCATTGCCGTTGCCAGACTCATCATCACCGATAGCCGCACTGTCTGCAAAGTCTAGGTAGAACCCGTTTGTGCCGTAGGTGACATCAACGTCTTTCGGAACCCAGATACCAGAACGCAGTTCACCAAAGTCATCGGCTGTGTAGGCTGTACCGTCTGTGAAGTGGACTTCGGCCATGTAGCCGTCAAAAAATGCAGAAGTTGTTGCAATAGTCCCTAGTAAGTTATTGCGTCCACTTAGATTAAAATCACTGGCTTTAGTTGATGGCGGAGTATTATCACCTGCCGCAAACTCAGTAATTTGAGTACCATTAATCCACATCTTTATACGATCTGTTGCTAATGTTTCATTAGAGTCATAAGCAACAACAAAATGATACCAAGCCGATGGATCACGCAAGAGTGCTACTGTATTGCGGCTAAAACTAGCAGTGCCGCCATCTAAGTGACGTAACTGTAATTGGTTATCCTCATTGATGCGGATGAATGTGCCATTAGTAGCTGAACTACATGATGAGAATAAAGTTTGGTGTGTGTCAAAGTTTCCACGCTTAACCCAACCAGACCAAGTCCAAGTAGTTCTATCTCCATCTGAACTTGGCGTTCTGCTCAGATAAGCACTATCACCATCTTCAAACCGCAAAGACTGACTAATGGTCTTGGGGTAGAACGCACCTGCCGCTGATACTCCGAAAAACTGATTGCTATCAAACATTATGAAAACGCCAGTTGTGGTGTGCCTAAGAGAATCCGTCCAGATGCCGCCACAACGTATGGAACGATGTCAGTTGCACTAGCCGCTGTCGATAGTGTCAGCCCTGCACCTCCTGCTGTTTCATAATCCGTACCCAGTGAGACTGTGCGTCCACCAGTTCCATCTTGAATGAATACGATAAATCCAGATTGACCAGTTTCTTCTGTCGTTGGATTGTCTAGAGTGACGTTACCTGTCAGTGTCAGAACGTGATTCTGGTAGGTAGCGAAATCCAATGTGACGTTACCAGTGTTCGTTGCGTCTGTGTTTGTGTCGCCTATGCCTCTAGCGGCTGTCAGAGTCCCTACAACATCAACTGCACCACTATCTGATACTGTGAGGCGCGCAGTGCCTTCATCTGTCTTTAATGTCAGTCCTGCTGCATCTACTGCTTGCATGACCGCAGAACGAATTTCCATCTCATCGGCTGTTTGATCGATGTATGCCAAGGTGATCCAAGCATCATCATCTTCATTGCGTAATTTCAGAAGATCGTTGGCTGTGTCGTACCATAACTGATTCGCAAAGATGGTTGATGGTTCTGTTGCTCCAGAACTTAGAGAAACCAACGCAGATAAAGCATTATTCAGGTCTGCCCGAAATGCCGGAAAGCCTTGGTTGGCAATATTCATGTCGTGTTGGCTCATGCCTCTAATCTCCCGTAGCCTTTCGCCACATAATCAAAAGTTCTATCTACGGCTGTGCCGCCAGAGTTCTTGAAGGTTATTGTAAACCCAGATGCGCTTTTACTGGTAATTTCATAGTAATCACCTGTTTCCATTGTCGCAGATATTCCGATTGCAGGTGTGGCTTTAAACGCATTTCCAAATGTAATGACCTTAGAACCTGCACCAGAAGAAACATCATCTGCTGACTCAATTCTGTCTTGCATATCTACTGTGACTGATACTTCTTGCACAACTGGTGTTGCCTGAGTATCTGCTGTCGTCATTCTTAGTCGAAACTCAAAAGCGCGATTGGTGTAATCACCGACAGAAAATAATTTCCAATCTGACCAGGTGGGTGTCCCTGCCGGATCATCATCTGTGTGCCTGACTTGTAATTCAACGTCTGTGTTATCAAACGCATTCACATCGCCATCAAAATCACCTTCACGGGTATCGAATAACCCTGTCGCGTCATCAAAGGTGTTTACATAGTCTTGGCGCGTTGTCTTTAGTGATGCAGTTAATCGTGATGTAAAGACTGCGCCCAAATCAACTGAGTTTCCGAAATAGTAGAAACCTTCGAGATCAACAAATCCGCCACCACCATCAAACAGGCCAGTGCCATCGTCAAAGTTACCTAATCCTGAATCAAAGTTGATTGAGGTATCCAGAATCAAATGATTGTCAGCATCAACCTCTACAACATCATCAAACGTGCCATTGAAGTCAGGATGCTCTGCGACAGTCTGAACAAGATTGAGATTCTCAATTCCTGCCACATTGGTTAGAACTTGGATGACAGCAGGGTTTTGTGAAGCATTGTCTAGCTTATCAACAGCCTTAATGAAGTAAGTCCCTTGGCGAGCAGGAACAATGGCAGAGTTTGTTGGACGCGCAATCTTCTCACCTAAGTTAATCGCGTTCTGATATGTCGCGCCAGATGTCAGCGAGGAATACCGTAATCGGTAATGCGATAGATCAAGATCACCAACAGGAGTCCATGTCAGGCTTAGAACACCTGCAACAACATTACCAGTGAAGTTAGTCACATCTTCTGGTGGTGCTGTTTTGCCAATGACCTGATGCTGCTTGTTTACATAGTCAGAACGAACGCCAAGCGTTGTAATCTGTCTTGCTCTGATGTCGTAAGTTGCGCCATCTTTTGCTTCAAGTAATTCAAAGCGATTACCTGATGCCTGTCCCATGTTTGTGTATTCAGTGTCAGTTGTCAGTTTTGCTTCAACTTCATAGCGATCAAAAAAGACAGAATCACCAGTAACGACAGCGACTAACTTTGTAACAACATTCTGCGCAAGAATATCCAACTCATCAGATACAGATAGGCCAACTGGATCGACATCGAATGGATCAGGTAGATTAGTGTTTTCTGCCAGATCAAGAGCAGTTTCCTCACCATCAGCCCAATCATAAACAGCAGATGCAGTTTCCCTTAACGTAACAGCGACATTAGGCGTGAATCCCATGTCAGCAGACCAAGCAACAACCTCAAATTCTTTCTGGTTCCAACCATAACGGTCAATGGTCAATTGCACTGTATCGCCAACCTGAATCTCAAAGCCTTTCAGGTTTAGCGTAGTTGTGACTGTGATCTGCTGCCTTGCTTTCTCTAATTGCAATTTGGCTAGACGCTGACAAGTCGCATTGGATGTGACGCACTGGAAATCGATGTTGCGGAATATTTGCTCGCCATCTTCCGCCTGGTAAAGCGTATTTGTGATTGCTGTATAAGACTGTGGCTGATACAGACTTGTTGGCTCTGGATACACACCTTTGACTGCGTTGAAAGTATCTCTGCGAGAATCAGCAGTGTCGATAGTGATCCCAGTAACAATATCATCTTCAGTAATTTCTACTGTTGGCGTTCTGTACTCGCCAACTAGCAAAGTCCATTTACCGCCAATGTAAACAAGCGATCCTGCACAGGCTGTTAGCATCTTAGTTTTAATGGCTTGTGGAGTTTCACCAGTGGTAAACGCGCCATTGACTGTGTAACGCTTTTCGGTTGTTTCATCAGTCAAAGTAATGTCTTCATCACAAACTGCTTGTGCCGCTGTAAACGATGCTGTGTCGATTTCATCGCTTTCTGCACCTAGACCATAGGTTGTGTCTTGAATGTAGTCCAGAATGGCTGTGGCTGCGTTAGAGGTTGCGTTACGGCCTGTCAATTCCACAGAGAAGTTGGGCATCCCTTGAGCATAGACATCTTGGTTGTACTTCAGTTTGACTGCGATACAGCAAAGTCCTTTGAACTTCTTTTCAGCCGCGCTTGTTCCACTCAATAGACTGAATGTATGTCCTTCATCAGAGCCATCGCTGATTTCAACATTCATGTATCCAGATTTGCCGTTATACGAAACGCCATAACTAGTATTTAGATCAGGATCTTCTTTGACGACTTCATCATTTGCATAAATCTTAGATGCTGAATCGATCTGGTGTCCTACTAAGGCAATCACCATGTAGAGGTCTTTATTGCCTCGATTCAATTCCATAAAGACGATGTTTCCGCCAACACGGGTTTTGCCATAGACAAGTTTTGCGGCTTCAGTTGCACCTTTGGCACTAACTAGTTGCCCTGCCAATGCTTGAGCAGGTGCGACACCGTAAGTCGGGCTTCCAGTAGGTGCATCGTAATCACCAACAGCAGACAGACCACTAATTCCGAATGACTGCGCTTTTGGTGCGGTAGCAATGGCAAGAGCAGTTGAAACAGCGGCAGTGGCGGCAGCCGTAGCAACAGCACCACTAGCAACTGCTCCTGCGGCTCCTGCGGCAAACCCAGCCCCAGTCAAAGCACCTGCGATTGCTCCACCTGTGTAGACAACAGCAGCCGTGACAACAGCAGCAGTAATTACTTGTGTGACACTTTTCCAGAAGCTCATTACGCTTTACCCCAACTGAACTGCTTGTCTTGAAGTAGTGCAATTCCTGCTAGTGAATTATCTTCAGAAAACCTCAGTTTTTGTTCTGCATCTGTGAGCATACGAATTCTTGGTCTGTTTAAATCGATCAGTCGGCTTTCAGCGTTAATTGTAATGTCTGCCTTGCCACCTGTCTCACTTAATTCAATTGTATCGACACGGCCTGAGAATAATTGGTAAAGACTTGATACTGGAACACCATTGCTGTCCAATGCTCCGGCATAAACAGCACATGGTCTGAGTTTGTAGTTCTCATTCAATACAGCAGAAATTACAGCAGTGTCCAATCCAGATAAAACAAACGTCATGCCTTGAGCAACTAGCTCTGCATCTTCATCTGCTGATGAAATGGACATGACTGTCCCTGCGCCATCCCAGTTCTGACCATCGACATTGATCGTGCCGTAACCTGTCCAGAACCTAACAATACCGTCTGAAAACTCAACCTCAAGCGCAGTGAAAGGCTGTAATTTGTCTGATTGATATTCAGCAAGTAAGGCGGCAGGTAAAGTGCGACTCATAGTGCTTCTACTGCTCCAAACGTCATTCCATAAATGCTCGCCTGGTCAACATTGATTTCAGCAGCAGGTGTTGTGAGCCGGAAAACAGTTTTAGGACTAGAAACAATGATTGAGTCGTTATCAGCAGGTGATGATCTGAGATTCGGCCAGATGTCGAAAGTCGCATTACCAGAGCCATCAGAATTAACGTCATCCAAGACTTTGTACAATCGAGAATTTTCCGCAGTACCTAATTGGAAATAATCACCTGCTTTCAAAATGCCTGTTGTATCTGGAGTCCATCCATCAGTAATTAACTCATAACCTGTCTGCGATGCGCCATTAACAACGGGGCTACCAGTAGCCACGCCTCTGGCAGTTGCACCTGCGGGATCACCCATGAGAAAAGTTCCATATTGACCACCTAACTTCATAAAGAAAGTCATCCAATATTCAGCATCTTCACGCTTCATTGGTGGCAGTGTAATGTCTGCTTCCCAATACTGGCCTGTGTATTTGTAGACTTGCTGAACGCCAGAAAAAGGTGACATATTCATCGTCACAATATCTTGTGCGCGTAATCGGACAGCAGCGATCCCTGTATGAGTTGGCAAAGCCAGTGGATACGTTATAGCCATTTAACCTAGACCTCTAGCAAATGAACCGCCTCTGCGTTTAGCATCGATCACGGCTGACTTAGTTGCATTGGTAATCATTGGAAGCATATTCATCACTTCTGCGCGTACAGTCTGAGAAACGCCAGTTGATATGTTTAAGTTTACTACAACTGGCTGACCACCTGCTGATTGTCCTTTACTGTGATCGATAACAGTTTCGTTAGGATGCAGAATTGCAGGGAATCCACCTTTGCCATCAACACCGCCAGAACGTGATCCTCTACCTGTGTATCCACCACCTGCAAAAGAACCTTCAGTCCCTGGAGTTGCCATTGGAAGAACTCCTGCGACTCGCAAAGCAGGTGTTAAAGCACCCTGCTGAGCAAATCCCATGATTTTATTTGTTATTGATTGCTGAATTGCCATCCGAATCAGGTCATTGATGATCGATGTAGCCATACTCTTGAAAGCCTGTGAAGCACTCTGTGTGCCATTGATTAGCCCAACTAATGCATCTTCCATCGAGGTAACTGCATTGACCTCGATATCTTTCATTTTCAATCCATACTCTTGTACGGTCTTGGTTAATTTTTTGACCTCTGTATCTGTTTTTGCAACGGTACTGGATAATTTCTTGAATGCATCATCAGAAGTTTCAACTGCATCTGGAACAATAACTGTTAAATCTTGTTTCAATGCATCTGCATTCTCTTCAAGCAATTTGAAATAACCAAGGAGTGCAGTTAAGCCACCGACTGCACTACCGATTACTTTTCCTTTGCGGCCTAATGTTGCTCCTAACGCTCCGCCTACTTTTACGCCAAGCCATGTAGCACCAACAGCCATAAGGACTTGAGCATTTCTAGTAACGAATTGGAATAATTTTAACAAATTAGATGTGAAGGATTTGACTCCACTGATTACTTGTGGGTCTTTCAAAACTTCTGTTAATGCTTTGACTTGTTTTGTCGCTTCATCAATCAATCCAGTATCAGCTAGCTCAACTTTTAGATTAAACCAAGCATCTTGCATCATTGAGACTTGGCCGATATATGTGTTGGCTAAATCTTTGGTTGCTCCTTTGGCACTTGTTGTACCGTCAGCAAATGCTGAAATTATTTGTTTTCTGGTTTCTTGTGCAGAATAAGTTACGCCAGATTGAAATCCTAAAAACGCAGATACACCACGCTCGCGGAATAAATCTGCTGATGCAATACCTGCTGCAAATGACCTCTGCAACTGACTTGCTGCTTCTACAAAAGACAATCCTGAAACAGCGGCTAAGTCGCCAGTAATTTGCAATAACCCATTGAGTTCATCAACGCTACCCGCAACAGTCAAAAGTTGCGCGGAGCCTTGTTGAATTTCTTCAAGTGCAAAAGGTACGCTAGATGCGTACTGAGTCATTATTTGGAATGCTTTAGAACCACTTTGAACTGAGCCAGTTAAGTAATTCAATCTAACTCGTAATGCTTGAACTTGCGCTCCGGTATCAATAACAGATTTCAAAAATACGCCACTGGCGATTCCAATACCTGCTAAAGCTACTTTGAGTTTATTGACTGATGACTTTAGGCTATCTGACGCACTTTTAGTCCTCTGAAATACCTTTGAGGCTTCGTCTTTGGCGATTATGCGAATTTTAATTTCTTCAGGAGTTGCCATCACGATGCCTCAGTTGAAAGTATGCGATCCATCCATTGAACTCATCGTAAGTCATTGCCTCAACATCAGCCACTTTCATGTGTAGCATTTCTGCAAGGCTATACTTAGCCATCAATTCAGGATCGCTTTCTAGTTTCCCGCCATATCTTCAGTAGTCTGGCTTTCCGCGATCTGGTTTGCGATTCTAGTGATAACAGCCGGATCAACTTGATTCATCAAAACTGGCTTATCGCTCAAATCAAAAACCTTTTTTCCATCTTCAGTCAGGCATTTCATAATGACTAATCGAACAATGAATTCCATGTCATCATCTTTGGCAAATTTCGCCAAACTTTTCCTGTCCGCTAATGTAAATGGTTCTGAATATAAAATTGTTGGGTTTCCAGACTCATCAGACCATTCAGGTACTTCAATTACCTTTGTTTCTTGCGTATCGAAATGCGCTTTTGCTCTATCTAAAATACTCATGTTGTTTCTCCGTATCGAAACCCGTGTTTGGTGTCATCGGCAGACAGGACACGGTAACCTGCTTTTCGGGTGCTACCCTAGCCGATAACCAGGTTATACAGTTGTAGTTGTCACTGCGCCATTCGCTGCGAACGCATAAGACGCTTCTACCATTCCGTCAAACGATGCAGACGCACCTTCTTCTGTGATAATCACGGACGCTGTGTAATAAGTATCACCTGCGCCATCGCCTTCAGGATAGAGGTTCAGAGTTACTTCTGATCCGGCTGTCATTGCGCCTTGTCCAGTAGCATCTGTCTCATCCCAATATGCAGAAATTGATCCAGTAGCAG